TCTCTCTTGTTGTTGTTTTCGGATTTGTTCCGGAGTGGGTGGAATAGGAAGCGAGTTCCTTCTCCACATATCAAATGCAATGGCAACTGCTTCATCTTGTGTTTTGCCTTCTCTACGTAAAGCCACAATCTTTTTGCTAATTGCCCATTGTTCTAGTTGTGTTGGTTTCTTTGCCATGTTTTCTCCTAGTCACTATCACTGTCATCGCTTGTATTGTCTTCGTATGATTCTTCTTCTTCACTTGATAAATCATCCAAATCTTCTGGTGCATTTTCATCGATCCATATCATACACAATGCCAGTGCATCATAGAACACTGGTGATTTCAATTTGGCTTTCTTGAATGTGCATCCATCATATTTGAACACAACAATCAATATACATTCACGGTTGATATCGTGAATCATTACGATGTTATTGTGTTGTGTTGCTTGCAGTATTGGTGATTGATTCAATGTTTCGGTTAGCTTTTGTGCTGCTTCATGTGGAATACATCCAAAGATAATTCCATTCAATATGCCTTGCACTTTGCTCTCCAGGTATTTCTTTTGTGCTATAGTTATCATATTAGATCCTTTTTTTTACATATTATCATATTGGAGTTAGTTATGCCATCTTACACAGTACCAAAAGATATTCGTTTGTTAGTTCAACGTGCTTATGATTACAATCTTTCTTTGCCCATTGCACAAAGAGCTGCATACAAAGATGATGGAGATAAGAGAGTGCAAGGCACAGGAATGAAAACTGCAAAGAAATTGATGTCTGGTGTGATTGATGATGCTCAACTTGATTTGATGATTGCATGGTTTGCAAGGCATGCTGAATCTCCAGGAGAAGCAGAAGCAAGACAAGACAAGACAAGCAAGGCTGCAATTGCTTGGGCTTTGTGGGGTGGGAATCCTGGATATAGATGGATCAAGCAACAAAAAAGAGCAAACCAATAAAGATTTGCCCTTGGATGTATGTAACTCTTCCACTAAAAATATATTTTCCCACTGAAAATAAGAGGAGAACAGTACCAGATACCACATCATGTGTGGTCTAATACATAAGAATACTAACATAACGCACAATATTTTCAACCATTGTGCTTTTTTTTGTGCAGTTTTTTGGCCAAATTTCAAAAAGGATACACCAAAATGTTGAAAAGATACACCTGGATACACGTAGATACACCAAAATACAGGTAGTGTTTTCTTTCATTGTTTCGGTGTGTACGAATACAAATATGTATATATATATATATTATAATAAAAAAAAATAAAACTTTTTATGAGTAATCACATGTAATTATAATATAGATAGGGAAGGCCCCAAACACAAAAAAGCACAAAATGATATTATAAGTACGTACCAATCGAAATACATATACTGTTTCCAACGTGTATCCAAGTGTATTCTACGTGTATCCACGTGTATTCTTTCTTGGTTTTGGTGTATCCCAAGTGTATCCCAAGTGTATTTTGGGCAAAAAAAAAGCACCCACCTAACCAAAAGTGAGTGCTTTCCTATGCCAACAATTCTAACAAACATTATTTTATAACACGATTTCGGAAATAATACCACAAAGCATGCCATATTTTCCATTTTTTATACACTTGCCACAAGTGCATACAATCCCATGCATCTTTCAATGCTGTGTGTGCATTTTGTGTGGATATGCCCAAGAATTTTCTAACACTGTCCAGGGATAAAGATTTCAATCCCAATGGTGACAAGAAATAGAAAGACAATGCCATCAAATCTATTGAACGCATTCTAGGAACATCCAATTTGTATTCTTTGAATGCAGCTTCCAAGAATCCCACATCAAACTGTGGATTGTATCCAATGATGTATCCATCTTTCAAATGCTTTTGGATATCGTGAATGCATTCTGCCATATCTGGTGCAGCTTCCCACTTGTCTGTTGTGTATCCATTGATTTCCAACGCTTTCAAATTTGCATCCAGTATGCGTGATGGTTTGATCTTCGTATTGTATATGGTTCTTTCATCTTCTGTTACGATGATCATTGCAATGTCAATGATCTCATGTTTGGATGGATCCAAACCGGTTGTTTCTGTATCCAGGAATATCAATTTACGCATAAAAACCTCCATGTTGTACAAGTATAACAACATGAAGGTTTCTATTTGTTTTGCTCGGTCTAGTTTTGTCTAGTTTTGTCCTGTCACTTTCTTTCTCCACTTACGTGCTGCATCTACCTTGCTATAGTATTGTTCATAGCCACAATCTCTGCAAATTTGTGCAATACGTTTGGAGAATCCACCGTGTTGATTTGCACTAGACAATTGCAGATAGTCCATTATCTGTGCTGTGGTGGCTTCCAAGTTATGATGTTTGAAACAATCTAACACTTTGAATGTCCACGGATCATCGATGATGTAAGATTGTTGATATCTTTCCAAATCATCTTCACTGTCCGGTTGCAACCACCATTCAACACCATCATTGAAATAGTGCAAGGCTTCTGCCCATAACTGTTCACGATTGGCCAATATCCAATCAACATTGATCTTCGATTGGATTTCCACAATCCAAAATCTTCTTTCTGGCCCATCAGATAGAAATTGGTAGTTGTTTGTGGATGCAGTGAACACGGTTCTTCGGTTTCTCTGCACTGGCATCTTTGCATAAGCCGGCCGGTATCTGTCCGATGCAGATGTCAGAAACTGCTTTGCATTGTCTGCTGTTTTCCCTTGCAATGCGTGCATTTCTGCAAGTTCCCAAATCCATACACCAGATTGATGAAGCAATTCATATGCATCTTTGTGAGATATATTTATGTTGGAATCACTGAAATATTCCTCACTTGATAAGGCTTTCAAAGCTGAAGATTTTCGCATACCCTTGTCACCAACAAGCACCAAACATGTATCCATCTTGCAACCAGGTTTCATAACTCTGGCCACGCAAGAGATGAACCATTTTGCACTCATTTCATCAATCAGGTTTTCTGCACCCATTGGAACTTTGGCATTGAAAACATCTGTAAAGAATTTCAATATGCGTGGTTGTTGATCCCACTTTGGCAATCCAAGCAACCACTCTTTGATCGGCTCCACTGTTCTCTCTTGTGCCACCATGATGATGGATGCTCGGAGTGCTTTCTCTGTAACTTTGTATCGATACTTTTCTTCGAAATTATATGCAATAGTTTCCACCATCCCATCACTCACCATCTCACCACCTAGCAAGATTTGATCGGAATGTTCATTGTAGCACAATGATGCATATTCTGGATCATTACGCAATATCGCTGCTGTGTTGAATCGGCAATTCAATGGTACTAACACACCACTCCCCTTTGCTGTTCCCTTCTTCAATATATCCCACGTTTCTACATCTGTCCCAACAGGTTCTTGCTTGTCTTCAACATCGATGCCGGTGGCTTCTTTCACTATCTCTAGTAACTTTTGTAATTGGTCTTGTTTTTTCATATTATTATTTCCTTGTATTCGTTTCAAATGATTTCTGCAAATGTTCCCCACCAATTGCAACTGTTTGCATGGTTACAGGTAGGCCACTTGGTGCCACCGGCAATGGTAGGATCGATAGAAAAGTGTACTGATTTCCTTGTGCATTTTGGGCATACAATGAATCTTGCTTCATTGCCTTGTATGGATGCACCTTTGCTTGTTGCGATTGCTAAACGCACATTCTTGTCTTCATAGGCATCTTGCAATGAACCTTTACCATTGCTGTACTTACGCACATATGTGTGTTCTTTTGGTTTTTCAATCGCTTGGATATTACTATAGTCCAAATCTAGTAACGTGTCTTGATGTACTGACACTTTATGCCAATGATGTGTTGCCATTGGATGTGCATCGGCAATACCTTCTGCATTCACCGGTAACGCAAATCGGAAATAGACACGTGCAGCATCATGCAAAGCAGATTGATCTGGTGTACCTTTTCCAACTACACTATCCCAAAGATTTTGTGCAGCTTGATATGCTCGGCTCCAATCTGCAACCGGTATCGGTTTCGCTAGGGGAAGCACAATGCGATATTTGTGATAATTGGGTTTGTGACTGAATGATGTGTGTGCAATCACATAATATGAAGCGAACAATCTCCAGGTATCAAATGGTGATAGTCCATCATCGATATCGTATACCAAACAAGTGATTTCCTGTGCTCCACTTTTTGATCGATATTCACTGGAGAATACAGTTGGTGACCACAAAGGCAAAGATTTTTTGTCCGTGTGTTTTCCTTTCGTGGTCGTTAGCCAAGCTGCAAAACTGTCTAGTGTCATTATTGTTGGTTTCACTCTTGTATTGGTTAGAGAGTCAAACATTGAGAATTTGATTGTTAGCATTGTTGGGTTTTACTCCTGTATGTATATATTGAATGTTGTGTGGGCCGTTTCGTATTTGGATGCATACATATCTTGTGCCTCTATGCATACCACTTGATTGTCATCCTTCCAAAGTCCACTGCGTGTGACAATGTCCATTACCATTTTGATCAAGTTATCCAAGTCTGGTGTGGTGGTTTTCCAAGTGCGTTGTGCATCCTTGATCCTTTGTGGCCTTGGATGCACGAACGTGACAACCAACTTGATTGGATTCAAATATTGTATGTCCGATTGGAATGCATGTGTTTTCATGTGGTTTTTGGTTCTTGGTGGTGTGTATGTGCCAAACTTTCCGTGTCTTGCACGACCAGTGGCAACAGGAGCACCAGGAAAGAAGCCGGTATATATTAGTTTCCAATTCATTGTCTTTCCAGGTTTATTTTCTTTCTAGTATTATTTGATTGCTGTATTTTTGGAACAAGATGTGTGGGAACTGTGGATGCAATGCTTTGGCCAATGCGTGCAGATGCACAACACTTGGAACACTTTCCCCACGAATCCACTTGTAGATCACATCACGGCTACACCCACATTCAATGGCAATCGCATCGATGGAATATCCACTTGCTGATATATCATCCGATAGCATTCTTGTAAAGATTGGATCTTTCATTGCGTTGTACTTATCTTGTACCCACTTGATTGCTTCTTGTTCTCCATTGAATGAAATGTAATCATACACACGGAAATCAATCACAGTGATTCCACGATGAACCCAACAAGAATACATTGGATGCCAGAAGCGATGAACACTGCCAATGTGCAATCCATCTATTTGCACACTTGTCTTTTCAATCTCACCATTGCCCAATCTTTGTCTTGCAGCTGCTTTGCCATATTTTCTTACATAATCTCTAGTTTCTCTATTTTCCATTTTGTACCTCGTTGAATGTTTGTATTGATTGTTGATATTCTTTTGTATTTGTCATTGCTTCCCAAAGCAGTTCGTGAAACAGCTCCACGCATTCCCTTTCTGTTTTGATTTCCCCACGGTCTTTTTGGATATGCACCAATGTTTCAATGATGATCATAATCTTTTGAACCTGTGGTGTGTATTTGTACTGTGGTAGAAAACTTGTGATAGCGATTCCGGCAAGATTACAGAAAGTCCGATTTGAGATTTTCAGCATTTTGATCTGTGCTCTGGTCCAGTTATTGAAGGTTTGCATTTATCCACTCCTTTGCATCTTTCAATGTGAATAGATAGGGTTTTGTGAATGGTTTCTTTTGCAAGATTTCCCCGGCTATACAATAGATGTATCTTTTGTGTCTGCCATTGTTATCCAACAGTTTTGTGTTTTCTGTTTTCAGAATGTGCACACCTTTGTACATCGTTGCTTTTCCACAAATTTGCAATGTTTTAAGAAATTGTTCTATGCTCATACCAACCACCAATGTGCAATCTTGCCCACAACCGTTGGAACCATAAACAGAATCACAGCGATTTCTGCACAGATAACTATTTGTAATATTCTTTGTCTTTTGCTCATTTTGTACCTCGTATATTTTTTATTGTTGATATTCAGACACAGAGAAGCGAATAAACTCACGATCCTGTGTACGTATTGAAAGTTGTGTATCCCAAGCACATTTCGCAAATATCACTTTGTTTGCGTGGGCAAATACCTCTGTGCTAGTGATGAAATAGATTTGATAGTTTTCTCTTTTACGGATTTCAATGATGTTATCTGCACCGTGATATTCGATCACAATCAAATCATTGTATTTGCGAACATTGCTTTTGGCATTCAGTGCAATCGCATCTTGCATTACTCGCAATGGTATGTACCTTGCAATCTTGCTGTAGTTCATTTTGTACCTCTGGTTATATTGTTATTATGTTTATGATTATCAACATATTGATAGATTATTGTATTATTTGATAACTGTCAACAACAAAATATCAAATAATTGCATTTTTTTTTGTATGTGCTATATTGTATCGATGAAACCGATACTACCATTCACACAAAGATTGACACAAGCAGAAATTCTTTTTCAAAATAGTGTGATCCCACATATCAAAGAGTGCTTTCCTGGTACTTGGTTTTCCACAGAA